AATCATTCTTTAGGGATTTTTTAATATATTTATATACTGATTAGTAATACCATTTTATATAAGCAAACAAATTTAGGAGAAATAAATGGCTGAAAAACTTATAAGCCCTGGCGTATTTACTGCCGAAAATGATTTATCATTCATTCCAGCAGGAGTTGGAGAGATAGGTGGAGCGATAGTAGGGCCAACAGTTAAAGGACCAGCACTGGTGCCTACTGTTGTTAATAGCTATGCAGAATATGCACAGGTATTTGGCGATGTGTTTGCCTCAGGTAGCACGGTGACCGAATACTTAACATCAATTTCTGCAAGAGAATACTTAAAACATTCCGGCACTTTAACTGTAGTTAGAATACTAGGAGCTGGATATGGTAATGCAACTTCGAATGTAACACAATCAGATGAAACTGGTAGTTCATTTACTTTAAATACTATAGCAGATGGGGCAACTCAGAATAGTGCTGGTGACGAAGGTGCTAATAATGTACTATCTACAACTGGTACTAAAGACAATCTTAGATGGGAAATTTCCACCGTAAATAATTCAAAAGGTACTTTTACCCTATTAATTCGTCGTGGAGATGATTCATCAAAGCACAAAGTAATCCTTGAAACACATAGCGATCTTTCATTGGATCCAAATTCTAGTAATTATATTGCAAAAAGAATTGGAGATCAAAAGAACGCATTGGTTACTACAGATGGTACATATTTACAACCAACTGGTAACTATCCTAACCAATCTAGATATATTTATGTTAGTTCTGTAGCTGATACTATCGACTATTTAGATTCGAATGGAAGTGTAAGAGATACCGATGCATCTGGTAGTTTACCCATAGCTGCAACCTCAGGAACCTTCGCAGGTGGAGCAAATGGTAATGAAGCATCAGGTGCTAAATTGATGTTTGGTGATATTTCCTCAACAAACTTCCAGGGTTTAGGAGCGGGAACATCAGGGTCGGACCAATATGGTTATGCTTTTGATTTATTGGGTAACCAAGACGATTACGATATAAACCTTTTATGGGCACCAGGTATAAATAATGCAGATCATGGAACACTTTGTAACAAATTAATCACTACTTGTGAAGGTAGAGGTGATTGTTTTGCTATTGTAGATCCAGTTGGTCATGATAAAACTATACAAAACGCCGTTACACAAGGTGGAAATGAAGATACATCTTATGCAGCTATGTATTGGCCTTGGGTTCAAACCTCAGCTAATGGTAGATATGTATGGGTACCAGCTTCAACATTGATGCCAGGTGTAATTGCATTTAATGATAAAGTTTCACATGAGTGGTACGCACCAGCAGGATTAAACCGTGGTGGACTTAGTTCAGCAATCCAAGCAGAACGTAAGTTAACTCATGCTAATAGAGATACTCTTTATGAAGCAGCTATCAATCCTTTAGCAACATTCCCTGGTGAAGGCGTTTGTGCATGGGGACAAAAAACACTACAAAGAAAAGCTTCTGCATTAGATAGAGTTAATGTAAGAAGATTATTAATTAACCTTAAAAAGTTTATTGCAAGTACATCCAGATACCTAGTATTTGAAAACAACACAGCATCAACTAGAAACCGATTCCTAGCATCAGTAAATCCATATATGGAATCTGTGCAAGAGAAAAATGGTCTATATGCATTTAAAGTTGTAATGGATGAATCGAACAATACACCAGATATTATTGACAGAAATATAATGAAGGGTGAGATATACCTACAACCTGCTAAAGCAGCAGAATTTATTGTCGTAGACTTTAATATCATGCCAACTGGCGCAACTTTTGAAGACTAAGATATTTATAATAAAGGAGAATGAGTAAATGGCAAATTTAATAGACCCAACAGAAATGATGTACAATTCTTTCGAACCAAAGGTTGCGAATAGATTCATTATGTATGTTGATGGAATCCCTTCATATCTTATAAGAAAGGCCCAACGACCTACATTTAAGAATGGGGAAACCCAATTGAAGCATATGAATTCACAAAGATGGATTAAAGGTCGTAGTGAATGGGATGCTATGACTGGCATTGAACTATATGATCCGATCGTACCTTCAGCTGCACAATCAGTTATGGAATGGGTACGTTTACACCACGAAACAGTAACTGGCCGTGATGGTTATGCTGATTTCTACAAAAAGGACATTACTATTAATATGTTAGGTCCTGTGGGTGATAAAGTTGAAGAGTGGCAATTGAAAGGAGCTTGGATAACTAATGCTCAATTCGGTGAAATTAGTTGGGAAGAAGATGGTACTCCATTACTAATCACTCTTGATTTAAGATTCGACAAAGCAATATTACAATACTAATATTCGACCAGTAATATTAAGCTCCCAGAAATGGGAGTTTTTTTTGTTGACATATATTTATATATACAAAACTTAAAGGAGTTATTATGTCAAATAAAGTTACAGAAGATTACCCAGGTAAGTCCCTGAGTACAGAAGAATTAAAAGCAAAAGTTACCGCTGAATCTAATATAGAATCAGTTAAGAAATCGAAATTCCCAACAGAAATTATTGACTTACCAAGTAAAGGTCGTTTATACCCGCCAGGTAGTTCATTGAGTTCAGGAAGAGTTGAGATGAAATATATGACTGCAAAAGAAGAAGATATTCTAACATCGTCAAATCTAATCCAAAAAGGAATTGTAATTGACACTCTTTTAAGAGCATTGATTATTAGCAATGGTGAGGGCAAATCAGTTAATTATGGTGATTTATGTATAGGTGATAAGAATGCGATTATGGTTGCTGCAAGAATATTGGGCTATGGTGCTGATTATCCTGTAGAGATGTCATGCCCATCATGTCAGAATAAACAAAAATCATCTATAGATTTGGCTTCCTTAGAAAATAAAGTAATCGATGAATCGTTATTAGATAATGGTCCAATATATGATTTCTACCTACCAGCTTCAAAAAGAGATCTAACCTTCAAAATTCTTACTCATAATGATGAAAAGAAAATAGAAGAAGAAGCGAAACAAATGAAAAAGAAAAACTTCGGTGGCAATGGAGTTACTTATGAATTAACTAGCAGATTGAAGCATATGATACAGTCTGTTGATGGTGCAGCAGATTCTAAGACTATTAAAGATTTTGTTGAAAATGAATTCTTATCTAGAGATTCTTTAGCATTCCGAAAGCACATAGAGGCTATGTCTCCTGATGTAGACATGGGAATTTTCTTTGAATGTGAGTCTTGTGGTCACGAAGAACCATCTATTCAGATGCCAATGAATGTTCAATTTTTTTGGCCTGGGGCTTGATTACAAGCCCATTCTGCATAAACAACTATTTGAGATGTTATACTTTTCTCAAGGAGCATTTACTCATACCGACCTGTATGAAATGCCAGTATATCTAAGAACTTTCTATTACAAAGAATTATCTAAGCAATTGAAACATGAAAAAGATGCTATGGATAAGAGTAAAAAAGGTCAATCTTCTGGTCAACCAAACATACCTTCTTGGGCTAAAAGTTCTAATAAGTGATATTTATAAGCGTATAGATACATTTATTAGGACTCATCATGAAAAAAGATTTAGAATTAAGTAAGCAACTTAAAAAAATTATAATCAAGGAAGCAGAATCAAATCCTGACGTGGACATGATTTCTGAAGGATTTTTCAACAAAGTTGTTAATCACATCAAAAAAGTTTTAGATAGAGCTAATAATAAAAGCTTTGCATCAAGCTTAGACCAATTAGCGAAAAGTGGTCCTCAAGGTCGCAAGACTGCTATAGAGTTAGTTAATAAAATTGCAGAGCTTGATGCAGAATTCGCAGAAATCCAAAAACGTAGATATGGTAACTAATGGCTAAAAAGAAACCAAGCAAACTTGAGACGTCTATAGACGACAAGATCAAGCAGATCAATAAAGAGACTAACGAGTACATAGAAGAACGTTTAGTCATGCAAGATCAGATTGTTAAGGCTAAAAAAGAAGCTCTTGGTTTAATGCAAAGACAACAGTCTAGACAGGAAGAACTTAACAAATTAGCTCAAAAATGGAAAGATCGTTGGCAAGAGTTCAAAGAGATAGCTAATGATCCAAAAATAGCTACAGGGGCATTCTTAGTTGCTTCAGCTGATAAAGCAAAAGATATTGGCAACTCATTCCTGGACATGCAAAAATCTGCAGGACTGGCATATACCCAAACTGCAAATATGTCTGGCGTGCTTGCTTCATCGGTTTCCTCAGGATGGATGCTTGGCGTTGGCTTCAAAGGTTCTGCAGAAGCTGCAGGAGCATTATCCGATGAACTTGGTGATATTGGTGAGATAACTAGTGGAGCAGTAAAAAATATTGCTTCAATGGCTCATTCCTATGGTATCAGCAATTCAGAAGCTGCCAAGTTAACAAAAGCTGTTAAAAATATTAGTGGAGATTCTACTGATGTAGCTTCCAATATGTTGTTAACAGCTAAGGAAATGGCTATATCAGCTAATGTAGCTCCAGGTAAAGTCATAAAGGATATGGCCGGTAATACAGAATTGCTGGCAGGTTTTTCTCAAGATGGCGGTAAGAATTTTGCTGAAACAGCAGTTCAAGCAGGTAAGCTAGGTATATCCCTAAGTGATGTATCATCTATGCTAAATGGAATTTTGGATGTTGAATCTTCTATAGAAAAAGAAATGGAAGCTTCTGTATTATTGAATCGACAAATTTCATTTGATAAAGCCCGACAATTAGCTATGAGTGGAGACACCTTAGGAGCTACAAAAGCAATTCTAGAACAAGTTGGCGGTATAGCAGAATGGGAAAACATGTCCATAATGCAACGTAAATCCCTAGCAGAAGCTGCAGGTGTAGAATTAGGCGTTATGAATTCCATGATTAACTCCAGAGATAAACAAGTTGCAATGGGATTGATCGAAGCTAGTACTAGTGAAAAAACCCTTAAGACTATGATGGGTATCGGTTCCACAATAAAAAATAATTCTACTTGGCTTGCTGCAACTGCAAATATGGGTGCAAGTATATTCAAGTCTGAAAATTTATCTATGATGAAAAAAATTGCATTTTGGCCATTAGAAAAAGCTCATGCAGCTTATATGTGGATGATGGGTAAAAAGAAAGCCGCACTATCAGAAAAACAAATCCTTGCAGGTTTTGGTGGAAAGAAGGCTAGAAATAAATTATTAGGTAAAATGGCTGCAAAAGACGCAAAAATTGAAACACCAATTTCAGGTGGTAAAAAAGGTGCCGGTACAGGTGGTGGTCTTACAAAATCTATAGAAAAAATGAAACCTGGAAAATTACTTGCAGGTGCAGCAGCATTAGTTCTAGTAGCAGCAGCGGTATTTGTATTTGGTAAAGCTGTACAGGAATTTATGACTGTAAGTTGGTCAGCAGTTGGAATGGCTGTTGTATCAATGTTAGCTCTTGTAGGTGCAGTAGCACTATTAGGTGTGGTGATGGCTGGACCAGGAGGTGCATTTATGTTAACGGGTGCAGCAGCTATGCTGATTATTGCTGCATCAGTATATGTATTAGGTAAAGCCCTACAAGAAATGGCTACAGGCTTTGATATGATGGGGTCAATGACTTCTCAATTGACAAATCTAGTCACATTAGCTCCTTCGATGTTATTGGCAGCAGCAGGCTTTGTAGCCATGGGCTATGGCTTGATAGCTTTATCTGCAGGTTTATTACTACTAGCACCAATGCTTCCTGTCCTTCTGGCTTTGGGTGGTTTAACCGCTATTGGTATGTCATTGAATGGTGGTGGTAGTGAGTCTAAAGATGGTGGCGATAATATCATAGCACAAAAATTAGATACTTTGATTGACCTTATTGGTAAAGGTGGAACTATTAATATGGATGGCAAGAAAGTTGGTGATGTTATAGCACTAGCTCAAGGACCTTTAGGATCTTAATATGGCATTATTTGGCGATTTAAAAGATAATGATTTTGCTAATAAGTTAGCAGACCACTATCATAAACATATAGGTAAAAACCAGTTTAAAGATATTAGATCTGAAGCTGAAATCCATAATGTTCAAACTCCTCTATGGCTTAAAGCTCCTTTAATGCAAAGGGGAATTCAAAGAGGTAAAGATAATCCATCGGGTAAGATAAACTTCATAACCGCACCTATCATGGATACTGCAAGAGTTGCTAAGTTTATGGGTTCACCAAACGGTTTACTATTTATGGCCAAGCAGTTTGGTCTCCAACTAACAAACCCTAAGAGTGAATTTCCACCACTAATTCCTGCCGGACTACACCCCAATAGAATATTTAATCCTTTAAGTTTTATAGGCCAAATTCCTGCTAATGCTATAGGCTTACACATGGATAGGCATGGTGCAGGATTTGCAAATGTGCCAGAATTTAACTACGAATATACAGTTAAATTTTATAATAATCCACCATTCCCTGAAGATCCTAATAATACTTCAAATAGATTGGTAAGACTAGCTAAAGAGCTAGGTACTGGTAGATTTGACAAAGCAGCTGCTCCACTTAATGTTCCTAAAGGTATTGCTAAAGTAAATGAAATACTAGATAAGCTTGCTGGATTTGCGAATAGAGGCAAAGGTGAACCTATAAGAAAACTATCTGGTCTTATGGGTCCTAATTCTTTATTTGGTATAGGCAGAACAACAATAAGAAGATCTAGATTCCCAGCATCTTTCACTTCTGAAAAAATTAAAATACAATATTCTCATGGTGATGATACCTATATAAAGAAAAATCCAGAAGGATCTTATAAAGCGATAGCAGAACATCCATCTGCTGTAGAAGGCATTTATGACTTGGTAAAATCTGGAGGCCCGGGCTACCCCCACCCATTTGGTGATGGTGGACCAGATGCTGAAGGTAAATCCCCATCTCCAACAAGAGGGATTTTTGCTTATAAAAGTTTTGAGTATGGTGATATAATTAGAGCTTCTAAAGAACCTACCTTGATTGACTATACAGGTAAAAAAGACTATACAGAAACAAATGCAAATAGTGTTTATGGTCTAGTTGATTATGGAAATCAAAGAGGTGAATCTGATAAATTAGTAACAGAAGAAGATCCTGAATTAAATGATTTTGTCAAGTTTTCTATAACTGGTAAGATAGATAATGCTGAAAGAATATTAAAGTTCAGGGCTTATGGTCTTGGTTCTATAAGTGATGATACTTCATTCAATTGGAACGAAGTCAACTATTCAGGTAGAACTGCTACTCAATTCGCATTTGATAAAGTTTCTAGAACTCTGACTCATGATCTTATTATTCCTGCATTTACACCAGACGAATTAAAAGCCAATTATAATAAACTGGATCAGCTATATAAAATGGCTTCACCTAGTATAGATTCATCAGGCCTTCCAACTGCTCCTCTAAATAAATTTACTTTAGGAGATCTTTATGACGATGTTAATGTTGTTATCGAAAAGATAACATTTACTATAGAAGAAGACTTCCCTTGGGACATCGGTGTTGGCGCTGAGGGAGAAACTGCTGAAGCACAGCTTCCGATGGTAATAAAATTGAACCTCAGCTATAAATTTGCAACTAATGTCGATGGCAATCTATTCACAAATTCTAGTAGATTCTTTGGTCAAAAGATAGAGGAGTTTAGAAATGCCTAGATATGAAAGTCATAAGATAATTAAAAGTAAAGATGAGAATAGAATTTATAAAAGTAATATATTCCCTAAGATAGATCGAGCAGTTACAGATATATATATCATTACAAGAAGTGGCGATAGATTAGATCTTTTAGCGAATAAGTATTATGGAGATCAAACACTATGGTGGATAATTGCTGTAGCTAACAACTTCGGTGGTTCTGGTTTAATACTACCACCTGCAAAACAAATACGTATACCAACAGACATTGCAAAGATATTAAGCGAATATCAAGAGTTACAAGAGGATAGATAATGCCTATATTTTTAAGAGATTTCCCCTATGGCGATCATTTAACAGCCAGGGAAAATGCTATGAAAAGCCCCGGTCAATATCAACCATGGAATACTTCTAAAATACCATGGATGAGATTCACATCAAACGTATTGGTGGACGGTAGCAGATTAAAGTACAGTGTATTATCAGGGGGTTCAGCAAAAACCCTTGAGGATCTTTACGATACTACCAGTCGTAATACACCATCTCCCGGAGTTTTAGATGCAACGGTAAAACATAAAGGTTCTATGGGTTCATTAAAAGAAATCGTAGTGAATTATAAGTGTTGGAACCTAGCCCAATTAAATCAACTTGAAAAATTATTTATGTCCTTAGGTAAAACTGTAGCTTTAGAATATGGTTGGAGTATAAAACCAAATGGCTCCAGAGTTTCTAGTGCTCTTGGATATGATGGCTGTTCAAAAGAGTTTGTTGATTTCTTTAGTTCTGCACAATCCAAAATGAAATCTGAACATGGTTGCTACGGTGCTGAAAAGGGTGTTGTATCTAATTTTAGCTGGACATTTAATGATGATGGTTCTTATTCATGCTCAACAACTTTTGTAACACCATCGGAAATGATGATGTCTAAGGATACTAATAAATCTACGGATCAAATATGTTGTAAAACTTCTAAAGATGCTGAAGATAAAGAAGCTTGTAAGAAGCAAACAGATTTGGAAAGACCTTTAGATGAAATAGTTACTGGTCAAGTTATGCCAGTTGGCAAATTATTAGTAACTGCTGGTGGAGTTCCTTTGGGTACTACAATCAAGATGGATAAGGAAACTACCGAAGAGGAGAGAGAAAATGCTGCAGACAAATCTTGGTGGTCCGCTACCAAAAAATTCTTCGGTGCTACTTCTTTTAATGTTGAGCAACCTTACATTTCATGGTCTTATTTCGAAGAAGAAATTGTTAACAAAACTTTAATGGAGAAATCTCCTACAGATTCTAAATCTCATATACTTCCAAGCGATATAGAAACTTGTCAATCAGGATTTAGAAGATCTAATATTAAATGTTTAACTAGATTAGATTGTAGAGGTACTAAAATCCTCAATTTAAAAGACTCATTCACATCGGCAGATCCAACCGTATGCCTATTACCAGGGCAATTTGTATGGGAGATGTTCAATTATAAAGAGGGTCTAGAAGATTTTACAAATACTGCAGGCTTATATCGATATGCTGAAAAAGCTCCTTTTGATACTGGTGAAGATAATAAAGGTTGGTTGGGTAATATTCTTTTGAATGTATACTTCCTAAAGAGATGTGCAAAAGAGTCCAATACTTTGGAAGAGCTTTTATCGAAAGTACTATCAGGGATAAATTCAGCTTGTGGAAATAATTGGGATTTGATAACAATGCCTTTGGAAGCTAATGCTAGTATAATGACTATCATTGATTCTAAATCCTTAGGTAAAAAAGTAATAACTTCACACACAATAAATGTATTTGGAAATAGTTCTATATGTAGAAGTGTTAATATAGACACAAAAGTTCCTAACTCTATAAAAGCTCAGATAATGTATGGTTCAAATAAGAAGGGCGATGCAGCACCTGAAGGTAATGAATTTAGCTTATTTGGTAAAGGTCTTTCTGATGCTACAAAATCCTGGAATAATTTAACCCAAGAAGTGCCAGATCCTTGTAAAGGTCCTGATGAAGCTTCAACAGATAATAAAAAAGATTCTCCTGAAGAAGTCCTCAAGGAAGCTATTGATGATTTAATGGAAGGTGTAGAAGATGAGACAATAAATGCAGTTAAAGCAGCTATTAAAGCTAAGCTTAATGAAGGTCAGGTAATAGAAAAAAATCAAGACCCACCTCTACTACCAATAAACTTAGGATTTTCTCTTGATGGTTATAATGGATTCCTTTGGGGGCATTCGGTAAAAGCAAAGCCAGTCCCAAGTAGGTATAAAGATATTATATTTATGGTAAAGGGTATTGAACATAAGATTAATGCTAGTACTTGGGAAACTACTATACAAACTGTTTTAAGGGTCGTAGATAAATCATGATAGATCAAAGATATACCCATGGCAGTGAGTTCAGAGATTATAAAACTGGTAATGAATATGTCGGTTTTTATTTTGAAAAGAATGGTGATTTCTATGGTGGGATAGAAGCTACTGGAACTGGATATATATATCTGGTTGATTATGCCATAGCCCAAGAAGCAGCAGTATTCAGAAACCTGAAGAAAACTTTTAGAAAAAAACTTAGAGCTCCTGGCTATTTTAGACCAAGACCAACATCTAAGGATTATGATAAAGCATTTATATCTAGATATTTTATAAGAAATAATCATAATAAAGATGTCTTTGAAGTTGATAAAAATTCGTTTAAGTATTATTCTAAAAAGGATAATCCTATTAAAAATATATATTCTGCCATAACTTTTGACTGGAAGATATCTGGTCCTGAGTTTGATGTGGTATCAGATGACGGTACTATATCCACTACGGGTGTTTACGACACAAATAGGCGGACTTTAGATAGACACAAAGAAGCTATGCCGGAGCTTCCAACTGTATTAAACTTCACCGACCTAGCTAAATTAACCTCCTAAATATTTCCTTATGTCAATTATTTTTATTATATTACTCCTATGAGATTAGTAGATGAAATATTGATAAGAAGTTATCTTAATGATGGTAAAACCATTGACCTAGATACGATTGAGTTGCCAGCGTTTAAATTTTTTAAATCTAAATATTGGAATAGGCCTGATGTATATAAGATAGTACCTGAAAATAAACGTAGAGAACAGGAAACTATATATCAAAGAGTCTTTGCCAAGATGAGTAGCTCACCTACCGAAGATGTTTATAAGCAAAAGATTATACCTGCTTTAGAATATATAGAAAAGTCTGGATTATATACTAAAGATGGCATGGAGTATAGTAAGTATAATCCATACACATTAACAGGTAGACCATCCAATACTAAACAGGGAATTAATTACGCTGCACTAAATAAAGAAGATGGTAGTAGAGATAGATTTGTAAGTAGATTCGATTCAGGATTGCTCCTAGAGTTCGATTTCGATGCTTATCACCTAAGACTTATAGCCAACCTTATAGGGTATGACTTCCCAGAGAAATCTGTTCATGACCACTTAGGTAAAATGTATTTCGATTCGGATCGTTTAACCAAAGATGAATATGAGGAATCCAAGAGGATATCTTTCAGAGTTTTATATGGTGGCATCCCAAAAGAATTTGAAAATATAGACTACTTCAAAAGTGTAAAAAATTACATTTTCGAATTGTGGGATATTTATAATGGTAAAGGTTATATAGAAACTCCTATCTTCAAAAGAAGGTTCTACAAAATAAATTATGAAGAAATGAATCCTCAAAAATTATTTAACTATCTAATCCAAGCTTATGAAACAGAAAAGAATATAGAAGTAATACTATCTATACAAGAATTGTTAAAAGATAAGAAAACCAAAATGATTTTGTACACCTATGACTCCCTACTATTTGATATATCTCCTGCCGATGGCAAGAATATTGTTGGTGAAATCCACAAGTTAATGGATATGCCAACCAAGGCAAAGTATGGTAAGAACTATGGTGATATGAAGCCTTTGAAATTGTAATATGATATTTATAATATAAGGAAATGTATCATGAATATAAATGCTTTAATTAGAGATTGGGCTTGGCGTGTCAATGATGGAATGCCAGATCCTAAAAATCGAAATCACATCCAAGTACTTGAAGCTGTTTTAAGAGATCACAAGTATTCTGAGGATTTCATCAGAGAATATATCCAAAACCTTAATGAAGGAACACCAGCAGAAGAAGCAGAAAAACTAGGTCTAGTTCATCTAGGTGGAACTGCATATGGCCCTAAGAAAGGTGGCGAACCAACTCATAAGACCAAAGATGGTAAATTAGTTTCTGTTGACTCGGATGATGTACCTACCGACGTTAAAGATAAAGAAGAACCAGAGCAAGAAAAAGCATCATCAGAAGAGTCTGATGGACAACCTTCTGAGGAAAGTCCTGAAGACCAAGCTAAAAAAAGCAAACACATGCTGGACAACCCTGAGCCAGGATCAGATGCTGACCAAGAAATGGATAGTAAAGAGTCTTCAGAAGAAGCTATTAAAGAAAAAGTAGAGTCTATTGTATCTGATCTATATCCTGGGAATAAATTACTACAGAATTCAGAGACATCAGAAGCAGCACTAAAAAATGGATATAAGAAGGGTGCAGATTATGTAGCCCCTGGAAACGCTGGTTCAAACTTTAATGAGAATATGTCCAATGAGGCAGCTCTAATTGCGGAGAAATATCCAGACCTCGATGAATCTGAATTAGCATCTGTAATTTTTGAAATAGTAAAAGATACTAAATTAGGTAAGCAGCAAAAATCTACAACTGTAGATAGTCCAACCCAAAACGATAGGGGGACAATACCGTCTACTATAAAGAGTAAAGACGAGCGAAATCTATTCAGGTCCTCTATTATAGCAGCTCGTTCAGGACTCACAAAATCTAATAGAGCAAAAGAAGGTGCTAAACTAGCTCAAGAATCTAAAGGATTTGGTAAAGAAACTAAAATGAGCACCTTTGGAGGAACTGCTACAGACCTGGAAAACCTAAAAGATAAGATTGTATCTGCAAATAAAATATATATTACCGATAATGGCCAAGTATATGAAATGCCAAAGGCTGTGATACAAGAATGGATCGCTGCTTCTGGAGGCGGAGAAAATGCATCCGATACGGCAGTTATTACTGAAGATGGAAATGGCAATCTAATTTATGATGGGTGGAGTGATAAGAAAACCTTTAAAGATTTTCAAGGTAATTCTACATTAAATGATGACTATACAAAACAGATTAAAAATATTTCTAAGTTGGAAGCATCGGGAAGAGTTGATAGTGTAGTAGCTAAGGAAGCAAAAAATATAGTAGCCGAAGCAAAAAACCAAAGTGCTAAAATAGAGAAGAGCTATAAGAAAGCATCTGTCCAAGAAGCAGCGTTTTTATCGACGTATGCTGCCAAGGATATGACTAGACTTTCAGAACACCTTAAAAATCAAGAAGCCGGTTATGTTGAAAAGTCTACGAATAATCATATTGCTAATGCAATGCGTTTTTACAAGGTTAAAACTCATGATGAACTATTAGTTAAATTACTTGAAGAAGCTCAAACAGGCAAATCATCATCAGATAGATTGAAAATCATTACTAGAATGGCCACAGATGAGAGAGAACATCTAAAACAAACTTCCGAAATACCTGATGGCTTAAATACTAATAAGATCATTTCAAATGCTAGGGAACAAGCATTATCTCTACAAAAAAAGACTCAAAACAAACTTAACAAGTTGACAGGATCTACGTCAACCGGTAAGGAAAAACCAATGGGAGATGTAATAGGCTTCCAAGAGACAATAGATTTCTTACATTTGGATAAAATAAAAGAGCCTGAAAATACTAACGATTATAAGCAAATTCTAAAAAGAAATACTCAATTGGTGATGGCTGGTAAAGCAGTAACTCCTGAAAGACTTAAGGGATGCCTGGGAGTTAATAGTTTAGATGATGCCGAGAATAGATTTTCAGTTGTTACTGACGAGGAATTGGTACAGAATGCAGATAAGACAATGACAACTGGTAAAGTAGTCTACATTTATGCAGTCAATTCCGAAGATGAAACTGATCGAAAGTTTATTGGTGAAAAAAGATATCGTTCCAAGGATGGAGCAACCGGGAAAACTTCGAATACTATACAATGGTCACCCGATATGCAGAAGTGTTTTGATAAATAAATTCTAGGATATGATATAAATGAGAACTCAATTACTTTGTACGTTTGCCTATGATAAAGAGCTAGCAAAAACTGTTAATGATATTACAACAAATCATAATGTTCTATATGGTAAGGTTTTCATATTGAGTAATGCAGATAATGATAAAGAATATATGTGTACCTATAACGTAGAGTCGGAATCAAACTTCAACCTGTTGGACCATACAATATCATTACATAGAAAAAAACAGACTAATACCCTATATACTATAAATGCATTAAATATCCTGATTAAACTTGTAAATAATAATATCCTTGACACCTCCTATAAAGTGGAGTGGGAAAATTACCAGGATTCACTACTGACAACCAACGACGAAGGTCTAAAGCGCATAAGTACAAAAGTCCATGATATAGTGTACGTACCAGAAAAATCTTGAAATCTCAATATTGGGAAAATATTGAGGGGCGTAAATTTTCCCCCATATAATTTTTTTATGTCGAAAAGATTTCTTATATTAGCATGTAACAAATAAAAACTAACAACTATGAGTAAACTAGCAATATCAGCAGCCCTATTTCTTACGGGCCAAACCTTAATCTGGTTCCAAACAAATGGTCAATTCCTATGGCCCTGGTTTAAACGAAATCCCATTATCCTTTCCTTATTCGGTGGATCTATAATATCCTATGCTTTTATTATAGCAACAAGATATGCTGTAGAACATTTCGATGGTCAATTATGGCCTGGTAGATTCCTAGGGTTTTCATTAGGTATGATTTCCTATTGTTTACTTACATGGTATTTTATGGGTGAAGGTATAAATACCAAAACAGCAACATCATTAATACTTGCAACAGGTATAATTTGTGTCCAAATATTCTGGAAATAATTAACGTAAACCTAACGCAATACATCGTTGTAATGACTAAAGATTGATTATATTAGTAGTATATAAAAATTAGAAAGTATGGAATCACAATTAGGATATGCGTGCATTAATACGCAACTTCGGCAGTCTGGTATATTTACCAGTCGGACAATGGTAAAGCGGACATTTCAGGCCAGGGGTATACCTTATGCTTCGGAGCTAGCTCTTGCTAATGCTAAAGATTTAGTGGAAATCATAAAGTGGAATCATGCAAATGGTATCAAGCTATTCCGTATGTCCTCTGGCATATTTCCATGGATGTCGGAGTATAAGCTATCAGATCTACCGGATTACACCAAAATTTCAAACATATTAAAGGGCGCTGGTACCTTAGCCAAATCATATGGTCAGCGACTATCCTTTCATCCTGGACAATTTGTTGTATTGGCATCTAAGTCAGAATCTGTAGTAAACAATTCTATCCATGAACTAAATCAACACGCCGAAGTTATGGATCTTATGGGCCTACCTAGATCTCACTATGCTAAAATTAATATACATATAGGTGGCGCTTACGGCGACAAACCATCTGCAATGCATAGGTTTTGCAAAAACTTTAATCGTCTATCAATTGGTGCTCAATCTCGCCTAACGGTAGAAAACGACGATAAAGCATCTATGTATTCTGTAGTAGATCTATATCATAACATATATAAAGTTATTGGTACACCTATTGTATTCGATTACCACCATCATAAGTTTTGTACCGGCGACTTAACAGAAGAAGCTGCTCTACATTTAGCGGCTAAAACATGGCCAGAAAATATTAAGCAGTGTGTGCATTATTCAGAATCTAAAGCATTACACGAGGCCAATCCTAAAATAAAACCTCAAGCCCATTCTGATTATATCCAAGATAGAATTTGTACATGGGACTTGCATCTAGATATTATGGTAGAAGCAAAAGCAAAAGAATTAACTGTCCAGAAATACATGAAAAGTA